TGTCGGGATACACCAACCCAATCCCAACTATGTTCACCAAATCCCTCCTCGGTGATGTCGTCTGATGACTCACCCACACGCACGAAAATACCTCCTATTTCCTCGTTGCCTACGGTCTTGCCATTCTTCTCATCTACCTCATCAACCCAAGACTGGGCTAACTGCAACAATTCCATATGGCATTTGACATCTTCAAAGTCCTCATACCACTTCACATCATCAGCAAAGAAGTTCAGCGCAAAGTTCTTCTCATCTATGGTCATGTCTTCATCGGATATTGCTGATGGGAACTTAACCTTTGCCTCAGCTAAGAATGTATAAAACCCATGCTTACATACTGTATCCTCGTCTCCTGTGAATCGTATGGTGTAAGCAACTGTTGAACGATAGCCCATGTTACCCCCCTTGCCCGTCTGTTTTGTTGGGATTGTCTTTTCTCGAAATGCTCTGCTGATGTCTAGCTTGAATCGTTCGTTCCGCATTTCGTCGGGCATTATGGATTGCTTCTTCCGTTTCATATCTAGCCTCCTCCCACATTACTTGTTCCTGCACTACACATAGTTCGTTGAACTTATCAGCCATGCCCTGCTTGTCGCCACGCTTGTGGGCATCAACCGCCTCTTTGAGAATTTGCAGTTCTCTTGCCAAAGAAGTCTTATAAAACTCGGTTATGTCTAAGTCTTTCTTGCTCATACCAAACCTCCAGTTGTTAAAATCAAGTTAATCATGAAAACCATCAGTAAAACAAATAAAACTACAACCCAAACTCTATCTTCCATGAGCTGTTGCCCTCCTAGTAAACCAAGGGATAGTTTTGCGCATTGGTTTATATGCCCCTCGGTTCTTCCTACAATACTTGTGGTCTACTCGTGGGTCAATCCATTTCATATCCAACCCCCTTTGCAAACTACATAAGCCATGTAATAGCCAACAATTAAACCAAGTAAAAACTCAATCATTTCACTAACCCTCCCTTGTTATTTAATCCTTTCAGGTCAGCCCTGTCAGTAATCAACATATAGTTCGACTTGTGCATTGGCGCAACGGTTCTCACGACCTTACTCGCTAGGTCATCACCGCATGGCATACAGACTGCATAGCCAATACGAAACCGAGCCTCGTCATAGGTATCGCCACATAGCTTGCACTGTGGGGTAAAAGTCTCATCAATCATGGTTGAACTCCTTATATGTTTTGACGATTTCACCTGACGATTCAAATTCCTTCCATGCTTGGCAAGTAGGACATAGGCGGTCGTAGTCAGGGCATTTCTCCCCCCAATACTGAATCATGCCTTCCTCTGCATCGTCTGCTTCACAGGCTTTCGCCCACTCGTGGTCTAACCACGCATCAAGATTAATAGTCATTGCTCACCTCCCTGTTTGCCAAACGACTTCTCGTAAGCATCAAGCCACGCATTGAAGTCCTTTTCATGTTGCGCCCATGCTTCCCTGTCAAGTTCAGATTGCGCCAAGTCTAGTTCTAACTGCCGTTGATGGGTCTCCATGTTGGCTAGTTTTTCCTCCCAATACTCGTTGAAGAGTTGTTTTACTCTGCCCATGATTAAGCCCCCTCTGTCATTGTTGGAATGAACTCATAGCCGACTGCCAACAAAGCAAGCAATACATTGGTTGTCAGCAGTTTGCCCCGATTGAACATAACCTCCTGTGTGCTTGGGTCAACTAAGTCTTGCGCCAAATACAGACCCTCGTTGAGGACTGGGTTGAATATCTGCACTTCTACTTCTTGGATTTTTTTAGTATCCATAACACCTCCCTGTTAAATGCATTTCAATAGTGGTTGAACTCTTGATTAAGGAATCGCCACCGACTTGTTGGATTAGCGACTATATTGCTCGCCTCTCCAGTAATCATTATACCACATACTTTACATATAATAGGCTTCTATCTAACTTTTTTATGGAGGGGTTCTTGCTGAAATTAGGCAAGATGCCAGTTTTTAGCGCTGTAAGTTATTGATATTCCTCGTGTTCTGATGTTCTGACCCCTGTAACTTTACGAATGGAACTGGAACAAGGTTTTTGCGTGGTGTTGGGGATTGTGTAAGTCCTTGTTTTATATATATATATATATAATATAATATAATAATAATAGGCGAAAAAAGGGGTTGTTCTGATGTTCTGGCTATTTTGAGGATAGTGGGGAAAAAGTGAATTGTGGTTTTACACTCGCAAAATAACTCGAACGACCTGACCATTTTTATTTTCACTTTCCCAAACCATGCTTTTTTAGTCAGAACGCTGGAACGCTGGAACAGAACTGCGTAACTCCTTGATTCTACACGGTTTTCCTTGTTCCAGATTTTGTTCCAGCCATGATTTGTTCCAGAACATGCTCGGCAATACATTGTCTACATGATGGGGCAGTTCAATGCCTGTTGAACTCTTATATAAGGAAATGGGGCGAAATGGACTTGGAACATGGCGCTGTGCGTCGCATCAGCAAAAAATTCTAAAACTGATGCAAACCCTTGTTCACGCGCGCGAGGACAGATAACTGGTCTCTTTTTTAGGGACAAAAAAAGGGGAGAGCCGAAGCCCTCCCCAAAAAGTCAATCTAGATTACTTCTTAAATACAGCGTTGAAAGCTGATATTGCCTTATCTAACTTAGCGACATCAGCGAATTCATCGCCTTTAGCTTTCGCATTTTTGCAACGAGTTTTCATGGTATCGAAAACGCCCTTATCGTTATAGAGCCATTCCATGAAAGCCAAGTTACCTTTGCGCTGAGTAACTTCACCCTTACGCTCTTTCAGTATTTTGTTACCCTCTGCCTGTAATTTGGCAAAAGTAGTAGTTTCATACTTATTGCAACGGGTTCTAATGTCAGCAACAATGCCATGCAATACAGGGTTATGAGTTTCTTTTAACTTACCCGCTTGTTGCTGAGTAAAACTAAAAGCATAATCCACGCCGATATTAACTACCTCGGCATTTTTAGGTAACTCAATACCTTGTAATTGCATATCGCTAACCTTGAGATACTTACCCTCAATAATGCAATACTTAGTAGGCGGGTTCAATTCTGAATGTTTGCGCTTATAACCTTGGCGTATGCTCAAAGTATCTTCGTCGCTAACATTGTCAGGAAAACCCTTAACCCCTCCATCAAGCGCCCATGTCGCTAATTGCTTGACAGTATGCAACGCCCCGCCATGCCGATAACCTAAATCGGGTAGGCTAGTAGGTTGATTAGAGTTACCAATTACAGCACCTTGCTCAAGGGCATTTACGAGCTTAGTTTTGGACATATGTCCTCCCTGTTTATGAGTAGAAACAAAATGTTTCTTTGAACCCATGGCTAAATTATCTCTTTATTGACGCTATTTGTCAAGTTCAACGGGTGTTGAACCCTTATATACGGACACGCACACGCTCACGCAGATGCGAGCGAGGACAAATAACTGGTATCAAATCCTCCCACCGAAGTGAGAGGACTGAGTATTACCAATAAACAAAAAGCTTTGAAGGGTGGCTAGACCAAGCCCGTAATGCTTCCTTAGCTTGGCGACGCTCATACCTTACTAAGTAAGTGCGCCCTGTTCTAGCTATAAACCTAACTATGTAACCTCTAGGTTCTTCAATCCCTCTTTGACTCCTACCTCTTTCTTCATAACCAATATCAAACAAACATAATTGCTCTTGCTTCATTCTCATAATTATCTCCCTATTTAAAATGCGGGTGAAGCGCACCCGCTACGCTACTACTTAGTCACACTGGATTGCGTACTTATCCTGTTTGACTAGCTCACTACTGATTACTACTTTGCGACAGGTTGGACTGTCGGACTTCACAGTAGCATCTACCCGAATCGTAAATCCATCGAATTGAAACCGATAGATGCGGTTCAATGCCTGAGCGTAATCTTCCGACTTTGCTTCACGCTCACCGTCTAGTGTGCCGAGATACCACAACATACTAACTAAGCGATCATCCTTAAAACTATCTAGACCTGCTACATAGAAAGTCACTGTTGGTAAACAGTAAGTAGCATCCACTCTGCACACTAGCGAATACTGATCGTTATCCCACAGCTTACCTACTGGCTCAGGGCAAACCATTTTGATGATGTGGGTTAACTGACGACGCACTGCTTTCAACTGTTTGACATTCTTACCCAAGCTGTCACGGCTACGGGTAATATCTGCCTTGGCTTCGTCTAACAATTGCACTGCTGTAGATACTTTCTTCATTTGAATCTCCCTATTGGGTTACTGGATCAAGCCAATCTCGATCCATGACTAAATTGTATCTCTAACCACAGGATATGTCAAGTATTGGGGGCTTACCCCACCACCCCCCACCCCCCCAAATGGCTCAGATGGGACCCGCGCACCCCATACCCCATAATCCACACAAATAACTCCTCGTTTTTCCCAAGCATCCCCCGTCTCATTTAAACAACCCTTTACCCACACAATTTGCATCATAAGTGGTGAATCTCCTCTAACAATTGGCACCAGGACGTACCTAACCCTAGCATCGCCTAAGATACCCTCCCCCCACATATATTTATCTAGTACCCCCCTTAATTAACACTAAAAGACTTTACATATATCTCATTTATAGAAACACCCCCCGTCACTTTTATTCAAGGTACTTGTTTCCTTTAATATTATTTTTAGTATAGAATTCAGACATCAAGGGTTTTACGATGACCGAGGATAGATGGAAAATATAATTATTCCTCACATAGAAGAGGACGTACCGCTTCCAGCCAACGCTACCGAAGCCTTCCCAGAGCTGTCTCCAAAAGAAGAGTTAGACGCACGAGCTAGAACAATCACGCTCCTTGCTGAATTAAACAACACCCCACTTTCCCCCACTTCTGAGCATGTGGCGCAAGCGACAGAAATTGCTACTCAAATGATGAATGACCCAAAGGCTAGACCTGAGTTTAAGAACTACCCTAATGAGACATTGGCTTATTTGGCAGGTATGGTATCCCAAATGAACGTGCAGTTAGTCGATGACCTAGCTGAAATGAAGATGTATGTGGTCAACAAGCTACTTTATGAGGTAGAACATGCCTCAAACACCAAAGATAGACTCAGAGCCTTACGGGACTTGGGGGAAATTGACGGAATTGATGCATTTAAGAAGCGTTCTGAGGTCACAATGAAGGTGCAGAGCATCGAAGAAGTTGAAAATGAGCTGTTTGAGACCCTTTCTAGTCTAAAAAAGAAGGCAATTGATGTGGAAGTTAAGGAAATACCCTCTAAAAAATGACTGCCCAGCGTAAATTAACTGCACAGGACATCGAAGCGCTTGAAAAAGCGGTCCCTACAATGCCTGAAAAGAAGAAAAGGCGGACTTTAGAGCTAATTAAGACATATAAAACCGACGTAACTCAGAAAGCAGGTAAAGAAAACTTCCTTGAGTTTATCGACCATGTATATCCAGGCTATAAAGTAGGTGAACACCATGAGAAATTGGCTAGAATCTTTGAAGAAATCGCTGCAGGCAAGAAGAAACGTGTTGTCGTTAACATTGCTCCGCGTCATGGCAAATCCGAACTTATCTCCTATCTTGCACCCGCATGGTTTTTGGGTAAGTACCCTCATAAGAAAGTCATTATGGCTTCGCATACGGCTGATCTTGCTGTCAATTTCGGTCGTAGAGTACGTAATCTTGTTGGTTCAGAGAGCTATAAAGAGATATTTCCAGCGGTAGAACTGCAAGCCGACAGTAAATCGGCATCTAGATGGGGGACGAATTTCAATGGAGAGTATTTTGCTATTGGTGTTGGCGGTGCTTTGGCTGGTCGTGGTGCAGATCTATTTATCATTGACGACCCTCACTCTGAGCAAGACGCTAAGCAGGGCAGAGCTGACGTTTTTCTACCAGCTTGGGAGTGGTTTCAATCTGGTCCTATTCAGCGTCTTATGCCTGGCGGGGCTATTATTGTCGTGATGACACGCTGGTCAAAGCTTGATTTGACGGGGCAGATTGTTAATCATATGGTCAAGAATGAGGACGCAGAAGACTGGGAAATAGTAGACTTTCCTGCGATTATGCCTTCAGGTAAACCGCTTTGGCCCGAATTTTGGTCTCTTGAGGAATTATTAGCAAAGAAGGCTTCTTTGGATGTGCGGTACTGGAATGCCCAGTATTTACAACAACCTACCTCAGAAGAAGGCGCTTTAATTAAGCGGGAGTGGTGGCAGATTTGGGAAAAAGATGACCCACCCGTATGTGAATTTGTGATTATGTCTTTAGACGCAGCTCAGGAGGCAAACAATCGTGCGGATTACAATGCGCTCACAACGTGGGGGGTGTTCTTCAACGAAGAGACGAGCAACTACAACATTATCCTTCTCAATTCCATTAAAAAACGGATGGAGTTCCCAGACCTCAAAAAGCTTGTACTTGAAGAGTATAAGGAGTGGGAGCCAGATTCGTTTATGGTTGAAAAGAAGTCCAATGGGGCGGCTCTCTACCAGGAATTACGGCGCATGGGCGTACCAATCGGGGAATTCACACCTGGCAAAGGTCAAGACAAAATCTCTCGCGTTAATGCTGTATCAGATTTGTTCTCAGCAGGGATTGTCTGGGCGCCAGAGCATCGGTGGGCGAAGGAAGTAATCGAGGAGTGCAACGATTTTCCTAGCGGAGCTAACGACGATTTGGTAGACTCAACAACATTAGCCTTATTACGCTTTAGGCAAGGTGGATTTATTCGTCTGCCCAGTGACGAACCAGAAGATGATTTTTTGTATAAATACGGCAGACGTAAAGCTGCGTATTACTAAGGATAGATTATGTCAATTGAAAAAGCCCTGTATCAAGCCCCTGTCGGACTTGACTCTATTGTTGAAGAAGAACCCATCGAGATTGAAATTGTAGACCCAGAGTCGGTAACAATTGGTATTGGTGGGATGGAGATTGAGATTGAACCTGCCGAGCCTTCAGCAGAAGACTTTGATGCTAACCTTGCGGAGTACATGAGCGAGGGAGACCTTACTGAGATTGCAGG